CCCACTGCAGAACCGAGAGCTGAAGTGACAAACACCTGCAACAAAGGCAAGACAGCTGAGGCTTGCGACATCACCGAACGCATTTCATTTTCATGCTTACGAATGGCCATCGCTGGAAAGAAGTTGTTGAGCGCGTGCAAGGCAAGTGCGCGCAATGGCTTGTCTTGCTCCATGTACATACGACACTTGGCATGCATCAGGGCCCCGGTGTATGCACCCTGCACGCTGCGAATGGCGTTGACCATGTCGCCTTGACTCGCGAATTGGCCAGCAACTGCCAGTTTGCCGAATGTTTCAGCCGTTATCAACATGTTTGTTGTGTTCGCTGGGCTGTAATATCGAAGGCCCTCTTCCAACAAAGGTGCCACAACAGCAACCCGAACCCACATAGGTGATTTCGCGGTGAGTACTGTGGTGCCGGCCAAAGCGGTGCCAAACAATGCAAGTTCCGACAAGTTGCGGCTTGTGTGGAAGGTGCTCGCCACAGCCATGTTTGTGTGCACGAAATCATCCAACTCTCCGTCAACTCTCATCACCGTCCACTTGAGCATTGCGTACATCGCAGCTCCAATCGCGTCGCCTCGCAGCTTTAGTGACTTGATATCGATGTACTTTCCTGAAGCAAGACATCTGTCGGCACGAAAAGTGTGTTCGCGAAAAACTAGCAATGGAACGTACAGCTCGTGGTCACGAATCTCCTGTGCTGAAATGCGCACGTTGGCCAAGTGCCTCAATACTCTGGACGCGCACACAACGAAGTTTTTCAGCTCCGGGTCGCGGGGTGCCCACATGAATTCACCTCGCATCGTTTCGACTATTGATGACAACAGCCGGACAGTGCGCTTCTTGCCTGTGAAGAGATCGAGCAGAAACACCTTCGGTGCCATATGCTTGCCACTGGGCACTGCAGTGTAGAAAGGAGACACCTGTTGAGCGTATTCATCAAGCTCATCAACCTCATACGACTTCCACGCTCTCGGACCAGGTTCAAAGCATCGCTTGTCTGGATCAGGGGCGTCGCCAGTGAACGGATCGTCACGTTTGACATAGAAGTCTCGTTCTGCGTCGAGGCGAGCGTCCTGAGAAAAAACGATGGGACGGTGGCCAGGAGGTGGGTGCCAGTCCGGACACTCATCACCCATTGGACACTTGTGAGTCTTGAGAAAATGTTGGCAAACCTTCTTACCATCCTCAGACACGATAGATTCATCATCGTCAGATTCCTTGAAGACATCGCTCGGAGCCACACGGGCGCCGTCCGGGTACTTCTTGCCAGCTCGACATTCTTTGCAGCGTTTTGGGAGTGTCCACCCCTTTTTCTCAAAAAAGGCGACATCTTTTGCCGTGTATCGATCCGTCGTCCCACAGACACTGCAGTCAACACTGGCAACGAACTCTTGTGGCTCTGAATACTTCATGGTGGCAGGATCAGTGTGTGGACGATCTGCCAGCTGAGATAGCGCTTCTGCGGATGTCATGCCTTCTGCGCGAATAGGTGCAACAGCTGGTCTGGCGTTGCGTGATCGTGGCAGTGTAGGGAGTGGAGCAACCTCTTCTTGCTCAGACTCGATGTCCGCCATTCTGTTTGCCTCAGGCGGCATGCGATTGATGAAATTGGCTAGTGAAGTTGGTATTCTGTTCTTACTGGCCTCACGCACTGCCGCGAGAGTCTTGGCTGTGAATGACGCG